ACATGATTGTTTGTCGAACGAACTATCATACAATTGGTTTAACATGGAAAGATGGTGTTACTTTAAATGGTAGACCCTCTGAATTTTATGTAGCGAAAAGACCATGAAATTTCAACCTGTATATGAATATCAAGACGGTCGAGGGCATTCCATACGCTATTCTCATCAACGAGATATGAGACGTAGAGCAAGGAAAAAAGCAGAGAAACTAATGGGTAAAAGTTATTTTACAAACCCTAAGGAATCATTAGAATTGTCTCATGAATATAAACATGATGACAGAAGACCTAGAGTCCCTAATCTCTAGGCGTATGGTGCTTGATCTTATTGATCATGATAGAGACTACTTTAAGAATAAAAAACATAAAGTAGAAGCACTACGGGCCTGTGCCGATCTTTGGGACCACGAACTCGTGGGTGATACCAAGGATTTACAGGAAGCAACACGCCGTTTAATTGTACAAAAATTAAGTAAACTCAAGGACGGAAATGTGTTATCTTTCCCAAGATGATCAAAGATATTGTAACTAATGTAGAAATCTTCACAAAAGTCTCTAATCCGCCAGAGATGCAGGAATACTTGATGTATCGTGTCGTGTATCGAGATGGTAGTAGTGAGGAATTTACCCACGATCAGTGGCATAAGATTGTAACTAGGGGTTCTGGAGCCTTGAATCAAGGCTCACCGACCACCACATAGTCTTATTTCTTTTCTGATATTTGCGCCTGTAACAGAGCAATGACTATGTACGCTTCTTCTAATTTCTTTTCTAATTCTTGCATGATAAACCTCCCTTATATGCGTTAGTGCGTACCTATCACTGTATCAAAAACTGTTTTTAAAAGTCAATAAATCTTTGCTCTTGACTTTATTTTTTGTTATGTTCCTACTATAGACACAAGATTATAAACCACGGAACACGGACCAAGGAGCAAACAATGCCAAAAGGAATGACACCAAAAAAAAGAATGGGACAAAGAAGAACTAAGCCCCTACGTAAAGCTTTAGCGGGTATAGCATCAATTATAAAAGCTAGAAAAACCAAAGGACGTTCAGAACTTAAAAAAGACTTTAAAGATATAGTGAAAAATGTTAAAGCGAGAAGAAAAGCAGGCGCAACAGATTCTTCCTCAAGATTAAAATTAGAAACTGCCTATGATCGTGCAAGAAAACTAAAACCTTCCGGCAGACTAAATGCTGCTGATTTAAGAAGAGCGGCTGGATCGAAGCCTGCACAGAGAAAAAAGAAATTGAAAGGAAATTAATATGGCGCCAAGAATATTAAGAGCTTCCCCAAAGCCAACAGGTCGTCCTGTTAAAAAAGCAAAAGCTTCAGGTAAACCAAAAGGATCAAGTCCTTCTATGGTTTTAGGTTCTGCTTCCAAAGCAGGAATGCAAAGCAAACAAGGTAGAAATTTTTTATTACCTAAATCGAAACGTCCGAAAATATTACCCGGTTTGCCACCTAGAGGAAAACCCGAATTTGAGCGTCCGAAAATGTTACCTAGAGATATAATGGAAAAATTGAGAAAAATGGGTCCAGATAAAATAAAAATCTCACCTAAATTGGAAAAAGAACTTAGGGAATTGCTTAAAATAAAAAGAAACAGATCTAAATAATGGCACCCCCAAGCATTCGTAACAGACCCCGAAGTAGAACACCTACAGGTGTTCAAAGACCAGGGACCTCGTCTCCCTCTTTTAGTGGTTATAGTAAACCTTCATCTAGACCAACAGGTCCAGGTTCAGGATATACACCTGGTGGTGATTCTTTTCAAAACTATAGTCAAAAAGATCAGAACATCATGTTTAATCAAGCTGGTGGTAAAGATAAATTTATTCAACAAGCTGGAAATATAGAACAAAAATATCAAAGACCTGCGGACTATCAAAGATTTTTAGATAAATCAAAACAGTATTTTGCAGGACAATCCGTTGGTGGCAAGGAAGTGATGGGCCCTGATGGTATTATGCGTTTACAAATGTCTGGTGCTGATGTTCCTATGAAAGATGCACAAGGTCGAACTATTTTATCAATGATGCAACCTGAACTGACAGCACAAGCTCCGACACTAGGACAGCTTGTGGGTGACATGGGTCGTGGTATTGGAAGTATGATGGGAGCGGGCGCCGATTTTATTTTGGGCGGTGGAACCATGGGTAAAGTATTAGGTGGTCTAAAAGATAAATTCGCACAAGGTACAAATTTTATGGGTAAAGTTTTTAACCCAGGAGACATCGCAGGAAGACTACAAGCTGCGGGACCTGAAGCACAACGAAAGTATGGACAGTTGCTACAGCAAGGAATGACCTATCAACAGGCATTTGAGGCAGCTACAGGCTCACCCTTTTCTACAGCTACAAATGCTACTGTACCTATGCCTATGACTGATACACCTATAACTAATGCACCTATGCCTAATGCTAATATGATGCAAACGTCTGGATCCTTAGGAACCTTAAATAATTTAACTGAGTTTGGACAATCTCTTGCTAATCGTGTTAAGACTGATCGTCCCAATATTAGTGATGCCGACTTGTTGGAATCTTTAACACGGATGAACAACGCAGGATTGGCTAGTCAAGGTAAATCTGTTTTTACTACAGGTATGTTTGCTCAAGGTGGAGTTGTTAATCTATAATTGAGATGTCTTTTATCTCTTTGATCATTCCTTTAGGGATCGTGGTCCCCCGACCAAAAGTCTTATCTGACGGTATTAGATCCGCTATCAATGTAATTGTTGTTTCATTTTCTTTAAGGATGAGGCCATAACTATGTACCAAGGGGGCATCGTCAAGATCTTTAATATCTTCGGGTTCATACCATCCTGTTGGATGTTCAATAGTGTCGAACCACGAAACACGGACCAATCTCATGTAAACCAATATATATATTATTCTACAGAAATTAAATCTAAACTTGTAAAAAATCAGCGAAATCGGTTTACATATTTACAATATAGTAAAAAGATATATATATCGCGGGTTCCCTCTGTAAATAAGTTGTCATCTCGTTGTAAACGGATTGCTCTTCGTTTACACAGTTTGTTGATAAATAAGGGTTTTTTGAGGGTCGTAAGTTAAAAAATGGAAAAAACTATGTCAAAAAAACAGGAAAAAACACTCGATTTGACCCCAAAACAGCAGAAATTTGTCGATATTTTCATCGAAAAAGGACATATTCAGAGTGCAAAACAGTGTGCTTTGGACGCTGGATATGCAGAAAGTGGGGCTACTGTGAATGCAAGTCAATTACAAAACCCTAAATACTACCCTCGTGTGGTAGATGAAATAGAACGTAGAAGAGCTGAGTTGGCTAGGAGATACTCCATTTCCTACAAATCTCACGTACAAAAACTAGCTGAGTTGAGAGACTCGGCGGAGGCTGCTGGTAATTACACTGGGGCTATTGCTGCTGAGAAATATCGAGGCATGGTAGCTGGACTTTATGTTGACAAGAAAGAAATCATGCATGGCACGATTGATTCAATGTCTGTTGGAGAAGTAGAGGAGAAACTAGTTGAACTTAGAAAAAAACTATCCATTCCTGGAGAGTATGAAATTATTGACCAAGACACATCTGAAGGGTCATCTGTCGGAGAGTCTGGCGATGACTTACTTATTGAAGAAGGGGAATCTAGTCTTCAAGACGATTCATGACACTGGTTGTGTCGATATTGTGTCTATTGATAAGCGTGGAAAAGTCCATTTGTATGACGTTAAAACGGCTTTGAAATATGCAAAAGGAAACAAAAAAGGTAAACCAATTAACCGTACGCTGACTGCATTGCAAAAGAAACTCAGAGTTGAGTTATTGATGGTTGATCTTGAAGAAGAAAGGTGCTGGATAATTAAACATGGCAGAAGAGAAAAACCTCTGGAAACAGTTAAAAAATAACACTAAATCAATAATTTGGACTAGAATTGAAAGCTCTACAGGTTTGGGTATCCCTGATCTGTTTGGATATTGGAAAAGGGGCTTTTGGTTAGAGTTAAAGATAATAACCAATAATAAACTTAACTTCTCAGCGCATCAAATTGCGTGGATTCACAGGCATTATTCTGCTGGCTGTCCTGTGTTCGTACTTGCCAGAGACCCTCTTTCGAAGACCCTTAAATTATTCTCAGGCTCCATTGTCCGTGATCCATTATCCATTAACGATAAACCCGTCCTTTGTTCCATCGCCCCCGGTTCCAGGTCCCAGAGCTGGGATCTCCTGATGCACTTACTGGGTTGCTGGACTCCTGATGGTAGTTCCAGTACCAAGCTCCATTAGCCTCCATTCCCACGGCCCACCACCATTACCTCTTAATAAAAAATCCTGCAGCCAGTCCCTGGCTGTGATGGTTGACAGCAGGAGTACATTCTGCTACTCCTAAGTTCTTCCTTCTTTGTTTAGTTAGCCAAACATTAAACAAAACGGTGAGTCGAAGTCCTCGGCTCACCACCCTTTTTCCATTGTCCATTCCCCATTACCTGATGACCTCTTAGTATTACTATTATACAGGAGCTGGCAGCCCCGGGAGATGGGTTCTGGACAGCAGGAGTAACTAATTCTTGAAAAAGTTTTGTTTTGCCTCTTGACATCCCAACATATTAGGACTATATATATTACAAGGTATGTGTCTCCCGATCCACACTGCTTGGTTAGTAAAGAAATCAAGAATAACAGGCGGGACATCACTTAATCCCTGTGGCAAGTGGAGGATGCGCAGGGAGCCTTAAACAAAGGAGAAAGAAACATGAATTATCATTTCAAGCACATCGAATACAGACTATTGTTTCAACACGGCTGGGACAGGTGTCCCTGGTTCGTGGACTGGAGAGAGGAGGTCCACCATGCCAGTAGAGTTTAAACAAGACTCCATCAAGGAATGGATCACAAGCAACCTGGATGAGGGTACCATCTCTGACGTTGTCCTGAACGGCTGCCAGGGGGGCACGATCCCTGAGCTGATATACTATGCAGACACAAATGCATTTTATGAAAAGTACCAAGAGGAGATTTGGCAGATGTTGTGGGACTCGTACTCTGACTGTGGCTCTGATTCTATTCTCCATTTTAT